GGGAGATTGTAGAGAAGCAGTATCCAAAATCTGCTGTTCCTTTTGAGGCAGAAGCAAAGTGGGCAGGAAGAACTGAGGGTATGACTGCCAAAGCACTTGATGCTTGTGCAGATGGGGAAATGTGGAAGGTTTACAAACCAACTCCTTTGACTGAGAAGTGGCTTCGTGAGGAGGGATACATTGACAACTGATCAGAATTGTGGTAGTATAGTCCTGAACTAATTAAAAGAAATGGCAGACTTTACTAAGTACACTGAATTTGTCAATCAAGTAACCAGTTCTCCGTCTAAGAAGTATTATGACTTCGGTCAGCGTCTTGCACAACTTAATGATCAAGGTGCTCCGATCGAACGTCTTCTGACTGCAGCTGTTGGTATCAGTGCAGAAGGTGGAGAGTTCATGGAGATTGTCAAGAAGATTATTTTCCAAGGAAAACCTTGGGATCAAGATAATATTGATCACCTGAAGATCGAACTTGGTGATGTGATGTGGTATGTTGCTCAGGCTTGCATGGCACTTGATGTTTCTATGGAAGAAGTTCTGAACACAAATATTGCTAAACTTGCCAAGCGTTACCCTGAAGGTACGTTTGACGAGTATTATTCTGAAAACCGTGCTGCTGGAGACCGATGAGCAAAGTTACTGTAAAAATGGATGTTCGCTCTGCGGCTGCAGTTCGTCAAGTCCTGTTTGAATCTCAGAAAGGTTATGGTCTAGAGTATGTACCCGAACGAATTTTAGATATTCGTTCTGTTATTGAAGACATCGATGCATCTATTTCTGAGGTAGTTAATTCTAAATAAAAGAAACCCTAAAGGTAGATGGCTGCTAAAAAACTTAACAAAGGACTTGCTTTTGAATTTGCGGTTATGTATGCTGCTACCTCTAGAATAGAGGTGAGAGATGCTGAACAAGAAGAAGCATTTAAAGAAGCTGCTGCTAAATGGCCGCAAATTCCTCAAGAAATTAAAGACAAAGCAACTGAAATTGTTCTTGGTTTAGCACCAAGACTTAAGGCTCAAAAACAAGAATTTTATAAGTCATTTAAAAAAATGTCTGGTGGTGATGAACCAAAAACAGATATTCTCTTTAAGAAGGGTGGAAAAAAATACAAGTGTTCAATGAAATGGGGAGACTCATTTCAATTGAGTAGTGCTAAAATTGATACTTCGGTTGATTTTATTACCAAAGTCCTAAGAAAATGTGCTGCGGATGTTGGTAAAAATGGAATGACCACAGATCAGTTGGGATCACTACAACTGATTCTCGAACAAATCAGCAATAAATTTGAAAATTCTACTGGAACTGTGATGGCTCCAGAAGCAGATAGGATGATGGCAGATGTCACCAAAGCAGGTGGACTTAATGAACAACTTCAGGAGGTTTTGGGATCTAAGGGTGGTAAAAAAACTCCTGGCAAAACATATGAAGCATTTAAATATGAATTGACAAAAGAATGCATGACTGGAGAACTTACATTTGCTACAGATAAAGATAAAGCAGCAAACTACTTATTAACAGAGAATGGACTTAAACCAATTGATGATGCTGCAATTCGAGAAGTAATGTCCAAAGCTGGAGTTAGATTTTCTAAGAAGGGAAGGAGTAAGGATAAGACAACTGGTGTGCGAAAGAATCAGATCACAATAAGATACGAAGTCTGAGGACCAGTTCGCAAACTGTCCACCACCTTGCCAAGCAGGGTGGTTTTTTGCTATAATACATGTATGAAAAACACCCACCTAGAGCACCCCGAAGACTCTATCCTTCTTGGAGATCTGTCGGTGCTAGATTTTCTGACCGCTCGTGACCACATTGGCACGATCAAGTGGGATGGTTCTCCTGCTTTGGTGTGGGGTAACTGTCCTAAGACTGGCAAATTCTTTGTTGGAACCAAGTCAGTCTTCAACAAAGTCAAGGTCAAAGTCAATTACACTCACGCTGATATTGAGCGTAATCATGGCGATGGTCATGTTGCTTGCATTCTACACACTGCTCTTGAGACTCTTCCCTGCCCTGAGCGCGGATATGTTCAGGGAGATTTCATTGGGTTTGGTAGCGGCAGTATCTTCAAACCTCAACTGATTGAGTATGTTTTCAAGAAAAAGTTTACTGCTCCCATCATTGTAGTACCTCATACTTCATATGAAGGCCCTTTTCTCGATCCTGATTGTCGCTTTTGTTCTCCGTTTCAAACCCCTAAGACAGGGATTATCAGTAGCCCTGATATATCTGTTAGGTATCGTAGTTTTTCAATTCGCGTTCTCGCGGCAAGAACCATCGCAAGATTCACCAAGTTTGCAACGCCACAGTCTCAACAGGCAATCAAGACCCACATCAATAGTTACATTAGAAAAGATGGAAAGTTTCCATCAGCCCGTGTGATGTATGAAGAACTTCCTTCTAAATATAAGGGTGAGGTCAACATTAACCTTTTTAGGTTGTATTTGTCTATACATGCGATCAAAATGCAACTGTTACGTTGTGTTTGCGACGACACCAGTTGGTTCGTTGAGTGTCGTATAATGGACAAACCATCCACCCATGAGGGTTATGTCATGACCACCAACGGTCAAACATACAAGATCGTTGATCGTACTACTTTCAGTTACGCTAATTTTACCATCGCTAAGACCTGGAACTGATACATGAAAAAGTTCAGCGAATTTCTCGGTTCAAAGTCAATTTCTTCTGCTGTTGTTCGTGAGCAAGAAGAAGTTGCTCCCGAAACCACTGCACCTGAGGTTGATAAGACCCGTGGAACTATTACGATTGGTTTTGGTAGGTTCAATCCCCCTACTGTTGGCCATGGAAAACTTTGTGACTCTGTAAAAGAGATCGCTGGCAATGGTGAGTATCGTATTTACCCATCCCATTCTTGTGATAACAAGAAGAATCCTCTTGATTGTGAGGAGAAAGTTGAGTGGATGAAGGCATCTTATCCTGATCATGCAAGCAATATTGTGTATGATAGTAAGATGAAGACTATCTTTGACGTATTGCAGGCAGCACACAATGGAGGATATCGTTCGGTCAATATCGTTGTGGGTGCTGACAGACTCAAAGAATTTGAGAGGCTCGCAAACGATTACAACGGGCAACTCTATAGTTTTGATAAGATTAACGTTGTCTCTGCAGGGGACAGAAACCCAGATGCCGAAGGTATCGAGGGTATGTCTGCTTCCAAATTACGAAAGGCAGCTGCAGAAGGAGATTACGAAACGTTTGAGAAAGGACTTTCCAAAGAGTTGAAGCAAACTCAGAAGAAAGATCTTTACAACTCCATCCGTTTGAACATGGGTGTTGTTGATATGGAGGAAGAGGTTGAACTCTGGGAAATTGCTCCTAAGTTTGATTGGAAAAACCTCCGTGAGAACTATGTCAGCAAAAATATTTTTAACGTCGGTGAGTATGTTGAAAGTGTGAACACTGGGTTAGTTGGAAAGGTAATTCGACGCGGAACAAACTATCTTATTTGTGTAACAAAGGAAGGATATCTGTTTAAATCTTGGATTAAAGATCTGTCTGAAGTTAATCTTGTAGGTACAGATTCTTACAGAGAGTATGTGCAGGGTTTAACTCCTAGGGAGAAAATTCAGTCCTTCATAAATAAGAATAAGAGAAGGTCTAGAACTGCCCGATAAGACGATGAAGAAGAGCACATTCTTTGAAGAGCTCCCAGCGAGAAAGAATCCTGTCCACCAACCTGGCAGCCCTAATAGTGCAGCCGAAGGTCCCAAAGGAACAGATCCTAAGGGTGGAACAGGAGAGGAAGCCTCTGCCAAGAGGATTCGTCAAGCAGTTTATGACATTCGCTATCGTTCTCGTCGTGAAGAAATTGAATTAGAAGCAGCGTATAACCAATATATTGGTAATACATCTATGACTGCTCCTGAAAAAGCAGCTGTTCGCGAGAAACTCTTTGGTGAATCTTTTGATATGATTGGAGAGGGTAAAAAGCAAACAGAAAAACAATACGTTGTTCGCGTAAAGGATCGTGCTGCTGGCACTCAATATTGGAGAAAAGCAACACGCAAAAAGATCTCACAGTTGAGATCGAATCCTAATATTGGTGGACAAGGTGTAGAGATGTCTACATATAAAAAACCCTATGAAGAGGGTGAACAAAAAAAGAAATCAGGAAAGGGAAAAGTGAACACTAAGAAAGACGTTACTGAAGCTAAAAAGGGCGACGGGAATCTTGCTAATAACTATCCCCCCTATGATGAGGTAACTTACGGCGATGTTATTGCTGGAGCTCTTGGCAAAGATCAAGAGGGCGGCAAGAAGAAAAAGAAAGGAATGAAAGAAGAGTGGGATTCTATCCTTTCCGATCCCATGCTTAGACTTGTTTCCGATGCAGAATTGGAAGCAACCATCTTCGATGTGTTTGAAGAGATTGAAAGAGAAGGCTTCCTGACAGAAGCACTTGATTATGTTAGTGCTGACCAGTTCCTCACCGAGGAAAGAGATGCTGGTGCAATGGCAAAAGGCAGACTCGATAGAAAGAGAATGGGTGCCACTGCTGATGGACCTGCTGGATCTGGTAGTGCTGCAAAGAGATTCGTTGCTAAGAAGGCAAGGCAGGCAGTAAAGTCTGGTGCTGAAAGAGTTGGCGGCGCTGTTAAGAAAGTTGCTGGTGCAATTAAGACTGCTGGTTCTGTTGCTGCTGCTAAAGCAAAGTCTGGTATTAAGGCAGTTGGTAAGAAAGTAGTTTCTACTGCTGGTAAAGTTGCAGGTGAGTTTTCTGCTGCTAAAGAGAAGCAGAAAGCAAAGGCAATGTCACGTCCTGACACTTCTAGCAAGTCTGAACCTCCTAAGGCTGCTTCAACTGACACAAGCAAGAGTGGAACTACTGGTGGTAGTGCCGCTGCTAAGTCTGATTCTTCGTCCTCTTCGTCCGACTC